GATCCTCGATCAGGTCGCCGCCAAATCCGAGGAAACCCGCACTTTCAGCCAGGTGTCGATCCCGCTGGGCGGCCGTGACGAGCAGGTCACCCGCCGTGACGCCGTCGCGAATGCGCTGCTGCACCGCTACAGCCCGACGCTGTTCCAGCTGGAAGACGCCGCGCGCCAGTATCGTGGCATGACGCTCATGGAACTGGCCCGCGAAAGCCTCGGCAATGCGGGCGTCAACACGCGGGGCCTGTCGCGCGACGAGGTGGCGACGCGCGCGCTGCACTCGACCTCGGACTTCCCCGAGATCCTCTCGGCGGTCACAAACAAAACCCTGCGGCAAGCCTATGAGGCCTACCCCCGAACCTTCATGCTGTTCTGCCGTCAGGTGCTCGCCACCGACTTCAAGGCCATGCACCGGGTCCAGCTTGGCGAAGCACCACAGCTGCTGGAGGTAAGCGAGAGCGGCGAGTTCAAGCGTGGCACGCTGGGTGAAAGCAAGGAGAGCTACAAGGTCAAGACCTATGGCCGCGTCGTCGCCATCACGCGTCAGACGCTGATCAACGACGACCTCGACGCCTTCACCCGGATCCCGGCGATGTACGGCAACTCCATCGCCCAGCTGGAGAGCGACGTTGTCTGGGGCATCATCACCGCGAACCCGGCGATGGCCGACGGCAACGCACTGTTCCACAGCACACACAAGAACCTCGCAGGCACTGGCGCGGCGCTCGATGTGACCAGCGTCGGCGCTGCGCGGGCGGCCATGGCCAAGCAGACCGGGCTCGACAAGAAGACAGTGCTGAATGTCAGGCCCGCCTTTCTGATCGTGCCGGCCTCGCTGGAACTGAAGGCCGAGCAGTTGGTCGCGCAAAACCTCGTGCCCGCCGCAACGTCCAGCGTCGTGCCGCAGTCGATCCGGACGCTTTCGCCGATCAGCGAACCGCGCCTCGATGCCGCGAGCGAGACCGCCTGGTATCTGGCGGCCAGCCCGAACCAGATCGACACCATCGAGTATGCCTATCTCGAGGGACAGCAGGGTGCCTACATCGAGACCCGCAACGGCTTCGACGTCGACGGGGTCGAGATCAAATGCCGCCTCGACTTCGGTGCCAAGGCCATCGATTGGCGCGGCCTTTACAAAAACCCCGGTGCGTAACCGGTTCCCATGCTGAACCCCGACACTCGGGCGGTCCTGATGGGCCGCCCTTCGTCTTTCCACGAGGATCCCCAACATGAAAAACTACGTCCAGCCCGGCAACACCATCACCCTGACAGCGCCCTACGCTGTGACCTCCGGCGACGGCCTGCTCGTTGGCTCCATCTTCGGCATCGCATCCGGGGACGCTGCCCTCGGCGAGCCCGTGGAAGCCGCCCTGAAGGGCGTATTCGACCTCACCAAGGTCGGCTCGCAGGCCTGGACCGTCGGCGCAAAAGTCTATTGGGACGACACCAACAAGCGCACGACGAGCGTGGCCACATCCAACACGTTGATCGGCGTTGCGACCGAAGCCGTGGCAGGCGGGGCTGGTGACACCGTCGGCCGCGTGCGCCTGAACGCGAGCTTCTAATGACGGCATTTTCCGCCGTGGTTGGTGCGCTCTTCGCTGATCCGAACATCGGGCGTGAAGCAGTCTACATCGCCGATGGCGGCACGCCTGTCCTAGTACGCGTCGTCTCGCGGCAGGCTGATGCGATCACCGACTTCGGCGATGCCCGGCTCTGGTCCGAGACAACTCGGATCGACCTGCGCGTGGCCGATGTCGCGAACCCGCGCCCCGGCGACCGCGTGGAGATCGACGGTGATGCCTTCCTCATCCAAGGCGAGCCCGTTCGCGACCGCGAGCGGCTCGTCTGGACTGTGGACCTGCGCCCGGCATGAAGCTGAAACTCGACATCACGCCCGATCTCGTCGCCGCCATGGCCGCGGAGGTGAAGGCCGGCGAGAAGGCCGTCACCTCCGCCATGCGTGAGGCCGGGACCGGGTTGAAGTCTTCGTGGCGCATGCAGATCACCGGCGCAGGGTTCGGGCGACGGCTCGCCAACTCTATCCGCAACCAGACCTTCCCGCGCGCGGGCGAAAGCCTTGATGCAGCGGCGCTGGTCTGGTCCAAAGCCCCGGTCATCGTCGGTGCGCAAGACACCGGGCCGCTGATCCGCTCGAAAGATGGGTTTTACCTCGCGATCCCGACCGCAGCAGCAGGTCGAGGCCTGCGCGGCCGGCGCATCACACCCGGCGAATGGGAACGGCGCCGCGGCCTGCGGCTGCGCTTCGTCTACCGCAGACTTGGGCCGAGCCTGCTGGTCGCCGACAGGGCTCGGATCAACAAACGCGGGCAGGCGGTGGCCTCGCGCTCGAAAACCGGCCGCAACCAGGTCACCGCGCCGATCTTCCTGCTGGTCCCCCAGGTCAAGCTGCCGAAGCGGCTCGACCTCGCGCGGGATACAGACCGGGCGTTTGACAGCGTGCCGGGACTGATCGTCGCGAACTGGGTGGAGGACAGGCGGTGAGCGTTCGGTGGGTTGCCAAAGTATTAACCTTGTTGTGCGACGTTGAATAAAACTATGTCCAAGGGCTTCTGCATGCACATCGATCCGCAGCTATACCGCAAAGCTTTCCAGGCCTACCTGCGAAAAGGGACGCCCATCGAGTGGTCGATCAAGCAGGAGCGGCCTACCACGCATTACATCTGGCGCACGCGTGGGGACGACAAAGTCCGCCCGAGCCATGATGCCAACAACGGTCGGGTCTTCGCGTGGAATGATCCACCCGAAACAGGCCACCCCGGCGAAGGCTATGGCTGCCGCTGCATAGCTGAGCCCTTCATGCCCTCAGTCGATGAGTTCATTGAAATCGAATTGACAGACACAGGCGACACCGGAGCCGCTTGGAGCAGCCGTGACTTCGTCCGCCACTACTACAACGGTCGCGGGCGTGGTGTTACCGTCCGGGAAACCGGACATCTGAGCAGCATCGTGGCACAGTACATGGATGAAGTGAGCGAGCGAATGAAAGGTCACATTGCCCGGGTCGCCAGAAACCACCCAAACGGTGTCTTTTCCGACGATTTCGTCAATACCTATACCATGACAGGAATAGTATTCAGCATCGGTGACACAACAATAGGCGGTAGCTTCACGGGAAACTGCATTGCCGAGTTCGGCATTCTGTCAGTCTCCGGAAAATTCGATTTCTACCTGGAGGATGAATTCGCCGATCCAGCCGACGTTGGTTTGGAAGTCATCGATCTAGGCGAGACGATTTACGAAAACATCCACAGGCCGCTGGATGACTATCTGCGTGGACGCCCGAGCGGAGGGCAAAGGCTCGGCATTCACACTGGTGAGCCATATCCGATCACAGATCAGTGGACTGGAAGCTTCTCGGGCCAGCTCTATTCGGACCCAGCTCGCAGCAACTTCTAATGAATTCCGGGCGGAGCGATCATGGAAGCGGAGTGTTAGCCGCACTCGCCGGTGTCATTCTGCTTCCGTGCGTCGTATTGGCTCTGTGGATCGTGGTCGTTTTCAACACCAGATATCGCACATGTGTACAGCTTGAGAACGGCGCGAACCTGGGCTACGAAGCAGTCTTCGACGTCAGCAGACCGTACCTGAAGCCCATTGCAGTCCCGCGATGGGAGGATGGAACGCCGATCCTTCGCGACACGCTATGGTCGATCAAGATCACGCCAACCACCATCTACGGACTCTCGCTGGAGCCTGTAGATGAACGCGGGTATCAATTCGCTTGGCGCAACGACGTCGGGCTTGTCTTGGAAGCCGATAATCCCACCGAATACGAGCGTCTTGTCGCCGAAGCGGGGCACGCGAATTGGGGCATTGAGATCAACAACGTCGGCACCCAATGGCTGATGAATGAACTATCCGGGCGACCGGATTTCGAAGTCGGCCGATGTCCGACGTCCTTGATCACATGGTGATCCAGTGCCCACCACCCGTGAAACCATCCTCAACGCGCTGCACGCGCGGCTCTCTGCGCTGCCCGCTACGGCCCTGCGCGGCGAGGTGCTGCCGGAGCGCGTCCCTGCCGAAGGCTTGCTGATCCTGCGCGACGGCGAGCCTGGGGAACCCGAGGTGACGCTGTCGCCGCTCGCTTACCACTACCAGCACCGCGCCGAGATCGAGGCCGTCGTGCAGGGCACCGACCGTGACGCCGCCTTCGAAACGCTGATCGCCAGTATCGGCGCGGCACTCGCCGCCGACCGCACGCTGGGCGGCCTCTGCGACTGGATCGAGGCAGAAGCGCCGCGTCCGGTCGATCTTCCGGTCGACGGCGCGGCGAGCCTGAAGGCAGCCGTGATCCCAGTGGTGCTGCACTATTCCACGGCCGACCCGCTCGGCTGATCCCGACAACCCGAGGAGAACACGATGGCACGAGCACAAGGGGCGCGGGCGCAGATGGCGCTTGCGTTCGAGACGACCTATGGAACGCCGCCTGTGGGCGGCTTTACGAAGATGCCGTTTGCCAGCACTTCGCTTGGTGCAGAGCAGCCGCTGCTGAACTCGGAACTGCTCGGCTACGGCCGCGATCCGCTGGCGCCGATCAAGGACGCGGTGACGGCCGATGGCGATGTCGTGGTTCCGCTCGACGCGGAGGCCTTCGGGTTCTGGCTGAAGGCGGCTTTCGGAGCGCCGACCACCACCGGCACCGGCCCCTGGACGCACGAGTTCCAGTCGGGCGCCTGGACGCTGCCCAGCATGTCGATCGAGACCGGCATGCCGGAAGTGCCGCGCTACGCGATGTATTCCGGATGCGTACTCGACCAGAGCACGAACCATGGAGAGACTTGATGGCGTTTCACGAGGTCCGTTTTCCGGACAACATCAGTCGCGGCGCGCGGGGCGGGCCGGAGCGGCGCACGCAGATCGTCGAGCTCGCCTCCGGGGACGAGGAGCGCAACGCCAGCTGGGC